GGCTATCCCAGTCAATTTTGCTATTATAGAACTATTTGCGTGATCTACCTTTGACTAGTTCCGAAGTAGTTAAACTTCGTGACCGGCCAGAGACAGTCAGCCCATCCATATGTCAGCCGTGTCCTGTATGGAACAGGATACTCAGTTCCTATATCGCTGATGGCGTTTCCCTTACGGGATATACCACGCAACGAATCATGTAGGTGATACCAATCACCAGATCCGGGGATAAAAGTATCCCCAGTAACATGACGACAGGGAACGCGATGCTGGTGAGTCTTATTGCAAAAACGCAATTTTGGCTCATTCAACATCAACCAACCCAGGTCGTGCTCAACATATTCCACTAGACCCGAAGCATCAGGATTGTTGCACAAAGGCAACCGTCCATAACGCCTCGAGACATAGGAATACAAGAGCGAGGAACAACGTTCAAACTTCTGTAAGCGAAGGCGTTTAGCCAGGCTTACGGTTGCAAGAGCGTCTTGAGGGGTGTCAACACTTATCTTCTTCATACGAAGGGGCGTAACATCAATGCCATCATAGGCATCAACGCCGCAGGACTCTCGGAAGAGTCCTCGGTAGAACGTCTTTGCGACATTAGGCACACAGCCTATTGAAGCTAGGGCGGCTACCACACCGTCGTAGTATATTGAAGGAAACAGTATGTCATCACCAAAGACATAGATATCATCACAGCTCACGCCATAACGAGATCGTATGCCAGCTTGAACCACGCTAAAGAAGACAAGGCTCTGAACAGGGAATGTTAAACAGTTCCCCATAGGAGCCCACTTCTCTAGCACCATGACCCGTCCATCTAGTAGCTTGACCTTATTGGCACGAGCACAGCTTATAATGTTATACACGTAGTCACCGAAAAGGTAACGAACGAGTTCACATGATATTCTGTCGCTAGCTTCCTTTAGATCGAGCGTCGCAAGACGCCCAGTCGATGAGGAAGACATAGCAAGCTTTCCGTTTACAGTTTGATCTGTAAAGTTAATACGTCCCCTTGTTATAGGGGACGCATTGATAGCCGCCTCAAGCTTCAGTCGTTGACCTTGCTGTATCCATATTGCCTCCTTTGGATGAACGCATATTATGCGTGGTCCTCGGGAGTCTTTAGGCACTGCAACAAGTTTAGCGATAATATCGTCCGATTCTTTGATCCTACCCGAACGTTCATATACCATGATATCTTCCCAAAAACTGGGAAGCGACCATAGATATTGATCATATGGATATTCTCTCTGAATCGAACTATACAATGTAAGGAAACGAGTTTTCTCATCTGGATTACATGGGGGATAAACTGCCCCAGGTCCATGATTAGGCTCTATTTCCTTCCAGTCGATCCGGTAAATAATCCGGCCGACGATTCGACGAGCTGATCGCAGTAGGGTAGTAGGAACGGTGCCTTTAAAAGCACTAGTCCACACACCACAGCTGCTATCAGTTTCTTCAAACGAGGCTTGCGCCTCTTTGAGTTGTTCATGTGTTGGTTCATACTCGGCTTTATAGCAGAACAGAAGCGCTTGTCTTACCAAACGAAGAAGACGTCCATCCTTTTTAAGGATAAACGCGTCCCAGAGTGGTTTTAACCACTCGGGGAACACGGGCTGTTCAAGCTCGCGACCTTCGATATAGGCGAGACAATGCTTCTCTAGCTTAGGCCCTTCTTTAAGGACCCACTCATACGTTATCTCATCAGGAGCACCAAGTGGTAGCCCCGAAAGATCTCGGATGTCTGCTAGCAGGCGATCATATACATCAATTAGCATGCTCATATGAATATTCATAACGTCTGGTTGCTTGTGGTTCTCAATTCACCCTATAGACTACCTTACGGTTATCTACAGTGGTTGCAATGAGGCCCAACTGGTCTGGATCGAAGTCTGAACTACGAGCGAACTCGATCATAGCGTTGGAACACTTGTCCCAATCACTATGATGTAACGAGAACGGTATGTAGGCACAGACTTCTACTTTCGCATAGTACCCCTTGTCTATGGTAATGTGGTCTTTAAGACCCAATTCTGATAGAAACCGTCTGCTTTTATGCAGACAGAAACTATCAGTACCATAGTCTTCGAGGAAACTACGCGGAACGACTAACGCTCTATTAATGATAACATTCATGTATATACTTGTTTGTTGTCACTTCAAGAGCGATAGGCTCCAGAAGCAACTGTTGTTGCTTTAACGATATAATGGATAATACTTCAGGATAAGGAGCTTATTGCTCCTTATTAACGAAGATCTCATCCATGAGATCGAGGCCAGTATCATCTTCTTGAAGCGTGTTAATCAGGCACTCGACAGCCGCAAGGATGTCGGTGCTGGTAACAGCAGCGTCAATAGGATGCATAACCACGACGTATGCGCTAACCGGAGCGATAGTATCGTCCGATAGCTCGATGTACCTGTCAAACCGCACAAGGCTACGCTTTCCCTTCAACTTAGTTGAAGAGTCCACGTAGTCGCTGTGCGCGACCTTCATTTCAGTTGGGAGGTTAGGCCCTCGTGAAACTTCACGTCGGAGGCTTCCAGCTTTATCGCTGAACACCTGATTGAACGACAGTGTACTAACAGTTAAGTTAGCATTCATATGTATGTATTGTGCTAGAACTAACCTAAACGTATACAATTACTCGTATACTTTGTGTCAACCTTTCCAGGTTTTCACCAGGTTCGCTACCTGTTGGTAGAGCAAAGCTGCACTAAGTGTAGCCTGCTTTTTTCCAAACCTGTTACTTGCTCCTACAGTTATTGCAGGATCCAAGTATTCACGGTGATAGTATGATACACTATGTTCGCCTACGGATATCCCATCGTCTCTGGAGACCCAGTTATTTGCTCTCACATCTTTATATGTGATATCGCAAACAGCCGTAATCTTCTCAGAGACCCAGCAGTCTTGAATATCGCGGGGACTTCCCATAAGGAAGTTATCCACGGCACCAATAACCGCTGAGAGATCCACGAACCAGTCTAGAACGAAGCTGAAGGGAACAAGTTCCCAAGCAACGCTCGCTGGCCCGGAAGCCGCAAACCTACCCAACAAGTAATCAAGCTTTTTAGCCTGATCACTCTTTAATGTTGGTGGTCTACGACCTTTCACGCCAACAGTACGCACGGCAGTGTAACTCTCTATACGAGGGTGCCACCAACCAAGCGTGCCGTTAACAGCGAACCCTGACCTATGCCAACTGGGATTTATACTAACAACCCCAGAAGACTGAGCAGTAGCCGTAATAGGCTTATCATAATCGTTAACATACTGATCGAGCTTCGACTTTAAAGTCTTGGCTTCTTTCGCTACGGTAACGATATCTGCTATCAGGGGAGCTATGCCGAAGGAATACCCCAAGTACTGATTAGGAATTTGGCTCATAAACTTGCCAAAAGCAAGCTTACCGCCAGTTTTCTTAGCGTACTGTTGCTGTTCCGTTACATACCTATTAAGGCCTTGTAATGAATCACGAAGCTGAGGAGCTTCTATCGCGTTAAGTAGCCCTTCGGCTACATTACTGTTATAGAACTTGCTCATTGCTTTGCGAAGCAACGCGGGAGTACTCTTCTTGAACGAACGACTGAAGAAATCATCCAACGTTCCAGTTGAGATGAGCTCTCCAGGCGTACCCCATTCCCAGGCTAACCCGCCGGTTCCATTATGGACACGGCCGGAATAACCGGGAACATAGAGCGCTATCGGATCATCACGAAAATCGTAATGATACTTTAGATGCCCTACTGTTTTGGTACGACGACTGATAGATGGTCCAGTTTGATCAGAAATCCAACTGAAACCACCGCTAGTTACTACAGAGTAACTACCAGCACCGCCACCACCTGTAGGTGTATAGTTTCCGTCACCGGAAACATTTACATAACTCTATAATATAAGATGAATTTAAGAATAGAGATTTATCTCCAATAACGTAAAAATTGACAGTAATAACATTGACTATTTGTTATTATTGTATTATAATAATAATGTAAAATATTTTGAGTTTTAAAA